ACTGCAAAAGGCACGTTTTCCTATCGATGCGCGGGAATCCCTTCAGGGAATTAAAGGGTGTGCGCGGGACGGGAAAATTATTGGTACTTTGAGGCAAAAAAACATCTTTCGCTCTGCCCCTAACCTCCCGATTTCATCGGGACAGGCCCTAAAGGTGAACTCCACCGCGCAGCTGCAAAAAGTTGATATTCCTGATGTTAATTTAGAAAATTCAAAGCTATTTGATTTGGAAAGTAAGCTAACAAACATGTCTGCTGTAGGAAAAGCTATTACAGAGAAAACCGAAAATTCTGAAAGTATAGTTAATAATTATTATAATACAGTAACGATACCAGTTAAAAATGGTGATCCAATAGTAATAGAAAATATAGTTAGACAAGTTCTGTTTGAACAGGAGCATAGATAATGACTATTGCTGCCAAGAAAAATTTAAAAAGTATTCGTTGGAGTATATATGGTTCAGATAATGCAGCTATAATTCCAGCTTTAGTGATGGATATTAATCCGAATGAATTATCTATATCTTATTCTAAAATAATCAATAGAGCAAGAACACTAGAAGGTTTCATAGAAGAACATTGGGGGGATGATCTAAATACTATATCTGGTAATGGAAAAACAGCTATGTTTTTTGGCGATAGAGGTCTTACAGTAGGACAAAGAAGAGATACAGAATCGTTCGGAAATTTTTTAAAACTGATACAGATATATTCTAACAACGGAGTCGATTTAAATAGTGAAAGTAAATCAGTTAAAGTTGGTCGTGTTAGAATGCAATATGATTATAAGGTTTATGATGGTTATTTTGAAAGCTTAACTATTACGGAAACAGCAGAAGATCCTTTTCTTTTGTCTTATGAATTTTCATTTAAGGTTTTAAAAACATTCGGTGAATATAAAGTAGCACAACCTTTGCATGTATCCGAGTTTCTAACTTATATTTAGGGGAGTTTATTATGTGTGTTGTCGCATTAAAATATTTTAATAGTTTGGGCTGGGTCGGAGTTAAAAATCGAGATAGAAATTATAAACCAATAATTCATATAAAACAATCATTCAGAAGAGGTTTAGAAAGACTTTATTTGCTAGATGAAAAAACTAAATATACTGAAGGTTTAAACGAATTCGGCGTTTGTATTCTTTCAGCAGCTTTAGCAACCAAAAAAGATGAAAAAGAGGGTACTACAAAAGTTAGAGAAAGAGAAAATTTCTCAAGCCCTGATGGAAAGAAAATTAGAACTGCATTATTTGAAAAAACGGTTGAAAAAGCATTAGACAAATTAATTGAATCTGAGCTTCCTGGAAACACTATTGTTTTCGATAAAGAAAATGCATTTTTGTTAGAAGGGGCTAAAGATAGAAAAAATATTTATAAAAGTAAAGTTTTGGAAATTCCGAAAGATGAAATAATAGTTAGAACTAATCATGGTGTGTTGATACCATGGAGCGGTTATCAAGGAAAAGATAATTTTGAGTCAAGAAAATCGAGTGAGACTAGAAAAGCTCAAGCAGAAAAGGATTTATCACAAATAAAAGACTATAAGCAGATGTTAGATTGTATATCTAACACAGAGTCTGATAATCCTCAACTGAATCCGTTAAGATTAGATTCTAGACGAAAAGCTTTAACAACAACAGGACAAATAATGTTAGTACCAAATGAATTAACTCTTCATTATAGACCGATATGGTGTAATATTCATTTTGACTTCGATAAGTTAAACAGTAAAAAAAGCAAAACATACTTTCAAGTGTTGTCGTCAAGAGAAATAATGAAACAAGGGTTTCAAGTAGCAAAGTATTTGAGTCGTTAGGAAAAAAATATGGGAAAAGTTAGATTTAATACAGTTGGATACGAGAATACTAGATATACGTCTTTGAACGGGATTACAGGAGTAAAAGTTGCATATCTTCCGATGAGTATTATTTTACTTATAAATCAAGCTCCTCCTCCGTTGTTTTTATTGATAAACCCTAATTCAATGTCAGTAGCTTCAACTAAAAAAGTGACTCCTCAAAGAGTTAGATCGAATCAAGTGACAACAGGTTATGTTGTTCAGCATGCTTTTGACGAATTAGAGACGATGTCTGTATCTGGAGTTACTGCTATGATGTATCATCCAACTTTAGGTTTGTCTACTGCTTCAGCTAGATTTTCAGCTGGGTATGATCAATGGGCTAAGCTTTTAGCAATGTTCAGGAATAATGGTGTTAACTATAACAGCAGAGAAGATACAATTGCTTCAGTAGGAAGAGTAGCTATAATGTATGATGGTGTTGAATATAGAGGTTCATTCGATGATCTTTCTTGGTCAACATCTAGTGACACTCCTTTTAATTATACTTTTTCTTGGAATTTTACAATATCGGAAAAAATTGATTCAAACATTTATAGAGGATATACTATATGATCGGACAAACAAAGAAAATAAATGTTTTAACACTGGCACCTGATGCTTTAGTTTTTATTAATGGAATTGATACAATAAATGTTTGTCCTTTATGTAATTGTGGTATAAAAATTAAAGATGTATTGACATCAATATCTGTTGATTTAAGTGTCGATAGTGCTCCTGGTTCAGCTACATTATCTATTGCAAATCCTCAACATCTTTCATCCCCTTTGCTAGATGCTATAAATAATGCATTTTCTCCGATGCAAGAAGTTGAAATTTATATGAAAAGTCGTTTAACAAAACAAGGAAAATATTCATATTATCCTGTTTTTTGGGGTTTTATAAGTTCAGTAAGTGATAATTATGGTGATGGAAATTATAATATAAGCATTAACTGCAAAGATATATTAAGATGGTGGGAGATATCCAGAATAAATGTAAAACCAGGATCATTGGATACTACTGCGATACCATCAATTCACCCAGTAATATGGGCAAAAACATTTTCGAATAAACCGATTCCTCAAATTATAAGAGATTTGGCTAAGATTACTGTATCTGAGTTATTACCAGTTCAAAATTTATTTGAATCTACAAATTCGGATAAGATACAAGTATGGGAAAAAGGAAATGAAGAGCTTCTAGACTATTGGAATGAAAGATTTAGTCAAGTTGGTAGAAGTTTGAAAATTTTTGGATTTAATAACGTTGAATTTACTAATGATAATGTAGCTACATTAAAAGAAAGAAATGTTACTAAAACTGAGACCAGAGATCCTACAAGAAAAACAGATGATCAAGACGAAAGAAGACAAGGCGCTAAAGGTGTAGTTACTGATGACAATGCAGTTAGTAGTCTTATCGGTTTTAATGTTGATGGAGTAAAAAAAGTTATACCTGAAACATTAACTATAGATTCTATTAATTTATTCGCAGCAGAGCCAATGTCAAAATTAGATATAGCGAATGAAGTTAAAGAAGTTATTAAATTTGAATTTTATATGGATGTTAATGGTGAAATTATTTTTAAGCCTCCATTTTATAATATGGATGTTTCAGACAATCCGATTCATGTAATAGAAGGAATCGATATTTCAGATTGGGGTTTTACTGAAGATGAATCAGGAATTGTTACAAGAGTTGATGTAACAGGTTCATATGGTGATTATAATAAAGCTGAAGATACTAAAAATCCGATATGGGGTAATTATATAGATTATTTCAGATCAAAACAGTTCGGTATAAGAAGTCGAAAATTTTCAGTGCCGTTTTTAAGAACGAAAGAGGAATGTGAAGTTTATGCACATTCAGAGCTAAATCGATTAAATGCACTTTTAAAAACAGGGAGCATAACCATAGCGGGAAGACCAGAACTGAGATTAGGATATCCGGTTTATGTAAAGCCGAAAGATGCTTTTTATTATGTTACAGGAATAAGTCATAATTTCTCTTTTGGAAGCTCATTTACTACTAGCTTGACTTTAACTGCTGAAAGAAAACGTCTTTACAAAGAAGACGGTGTAACTATTTTGAAAAATCGAGCTTTGTTGTTGGAAGATCCACCCAGAGAAAATGAAGTTGATGCTTTGAGTTATGCAATTGCACTAAGACAAGAAAATCCTGAGATTAATGATGGAGAGTTAAAAACAAAGATTAATCAAACATATGAGCTTACAGATGTTATAGTATCAAAAATTGTTAATACTTCGAAGCCTCCTTCAACATTGCAGACTCAGACATCTTCTAAATCACCTCTATCTAGAATTTATGATCCTTGTATCAATCAACCGATACAAAAATCTAGACTTTCAACAATCGATGAAATAGATACAGCTGGAAATCAAGGAAAAATATCAAGGTTTATAGAGAAAAAACTCACGATTACTACATTAGCAGATCTTAGAAACAATATACAGATTACCGATGAAAATGGATATCTTTTAATCGGTTCGCTTCCATATGGTCGATATAGTAAGATTCCTCAGAGTACAATTGCATCTAGGACATTAACTGAGATAGAAAATATGGAAGATAATCCAGCTAAACGATTAGCATTTATGTTACCTGATTCACAGCGAAAGAATAAAGAGATTGATAAAGATAATCAGCAAATAACATATGATGACATTGATAAAATGATGATTTCTGTTAAAGATCCTGGAAGTGCTAGTTTTCAGTCAAAGAATATGAGAATTATGTCTGAAGAAGATGAATGTAATTGTACTTGTCATTTTAAAAGGAGATAACATTGGCTATAACTAATCCTAATAGAAAAATAAGAGTAAAAGAAAAGCCTTTTTATGGCCAAAATGTAGATGATTATAAGTTCTTAAAAGTTGGAAGAATTACAAGAGTCGATAATGAAAATTATGTTTGTTCTGTAGTTTGGTTAGATGATATAGGTGGTCGTGAAGAAGTTCCTTTGAGTTCAGCATTAGCTTCAGGAAGATCTTTTTTGGGTGGAATGCCTGAAGTCGGATCATTAGTGTTATGTGGATTTTCAAGACAAACGCAAACTACAGGGAAAGCTCAAATTCTTTCTTATTTGACTGATGGTTATCGTAATTCTTTAAATTATTTTTTAGATAGGGGTAACTATAAATCAGATCAGAACTTTATTTTAAAAGGAACTTTAGATAACTCTAATTTAGATAATCTGATTGAAGGAAAAATTGGTCATGATACAGTAAGACGAAAAAGAAGAAAAATTTACCCAGGTGAAATTAACGGAGAAAGCAGTTCTGGTAGTGAGTTTTATTTAAGTGATGATGTATATTTAGCAAATAGTCGATTAAATGAAATAGAGCTTAGAGCTGCTGATCAAAATATAATTTCAAATTCTTTGACAAATACAATGATAACCGGAGCAGCTAAAGTAACAAACGGTCTCATTTCTAGAAATTTAAAAAGTGATGGTTCTTCAATTACAAAAGATGATGATTTGGATAATACGGAAAATGTTCCGTTTAGACAATTTATAACGTTACCCAATGGAAAAAGAATATTTTATGTTACTTCAGATGGGAAAAACCTTGATGGAAGCGATTCACAAGGTCAAAATCAGAGTGGTGGTGGATCTTTTACTGAGTATAGGATAGAACTAAAGGAAACTTCTTTTGGTGAACTAAGTGTTGTTGAAGAAAACTCAGAGATCGAATTAGATAAATATAGTAGTTCTTTAGTTACACTTTTGCTCGGAACTAATGTTGGTAATGATTATCAAGAAAGAAGAACTTATGGAAAAGTATTAAGACCTCATTTGTTTAATGATCCTGAGTCAAGTACTGCAGAAGTTAAAGATATGGTCGTTAGCAATGAAGCACATCGCCTTAAAAGTTTGGCAACAGCATTTGAGTTGAAATTTTCAAATACTGGTACATTAGGTTTAGAAGCAACAGAAAAATCTTTTAAAAATACTACTAAGGTTTCGATAGACAAAGAAGGTCATGCTTTTATAAATTTTTCAGCTTCAACGAGTAATCATCCATTGGGTGCTGGTAGGTCATTGGAGTTTAATTCAGAAGGAAGTATGAAAATTGTTGTTGGTGCAAATAAATCTAGATCTGAATCTTTGCAATTAACTACTAAAGGTGGTATCAGAGGTACAATTGGACAAAATATAGACAAAAATAGCATTGATTTATTGTTGAGAAGTGCTTTTAAAATGAATATTCAGTCTGCTGATGAAGATGGTAATGCAGCTATTAGTACTTATGCTGGTAATTTTCTTTAAAATATAAAAGGGAATAAGGTTTTAAATATTGACGGAAGTTTAATCATTACGACTACTGGAACGATTGATGAAAGAATTAGGGGAACAAAGAAAGAAAGTTTTACTGGTGATAAACATACTAATTATGGTGGAAATCATACAGCAAACATATTAGAAGGTCAAGAAATAAATATAGCATCAAATAATGTGTTAAATATATCTGGTGACTTAGTAGATTCGAAAAATACGGTAAATTCATTATATATAGCTAGTGGAACAAATTATGAAGAAATTTTATCTGGTGACAAAAGATTAAAAATGTCATTAGGAGATTTCAAAGAAGAAATCACAATAGGAAATAAAACATTAGATATAAGCTCAGGAAATATTGAAAGAACTATTCAAGCAGGAAATATAGAAGATACAATATCAACTGGTGATAAAGAGTTAACGATAGGGTTAGGAAGTAAAAGAATAACTATAGACTCAGGAAGCATAGAAGAATCAATTTCAACTGGTGATAAAAAAATAAATGTTTCAGTTGGTAATTATCAGCTTGAAATTGGTACTGGAGATATAACAGTAAAAACATCTGTAGGTTCAGTAACAATTAGTGGTTCATCAGATGTTAATATTTCTGGATTAACAGTAACCAATGAAGCAAGTACACAAAACTTGGTTAAAGCTGGTGGTGTTGTATTAATTGATTCACCGCTTATTCAATTAGGAAATGGTGCTACTCAACCTGTACCAAAAGGATTCGAACTTTTGAGTTATTTAGCTTCACATACACATATTCATCCGATGGGACCTACAGGTCCTCCAATTATAACTCCACCGATTGGAATGTTATCAACAGCGACATTTGTAAAGTAGAGGTGAAAACATGCCATTAAATTCAACAATATTAGCAAATACATTAGTCGCAGCTTATACGACTACTACAACTACAACAACGATTAATCCTGAGACAGGATCACAAATACAAAGAATATTAGTTGTAAGTCCTACAAGAGAGAGCATGGAAAAGTTAGCAAGTAATTTTTTAAATCATATCACATTATTCGGACAAGTTGCTCCTGGGATATTAGTAACTACACCAGTTGGACCTGGAGCTACATCAGCACCTGGTTTTATAACATAGGAGTAAGAGATGGGCGAATGGAAAAAAGTAAATAAACTAGGAATACATGAAACTTTAGAAAACGTTGTTTCGGGATTGCAATCTGTTATTGAGCTTGAGTTGGAAAAAAATAATAAAAAGCTTGAAAACTTAAAGCGTTTATGTGAAATGAAAGAAAGAAGAAAACATGGCTAATTGGGAATTGCAAGGTCAATTGTTCGGAGGGTTGAAGGAAACTTTTGCAACAGTAGATGCAAATTTTATTACGCCTTTAAATGATATTATTTCTCTGATAGATCAGTTTAACAGTGCTGTTTCAAATATAACAAGTATTATTAATACATTAACAGGTCAATCATTGCCTGATTTAGGCAGAGCTTCATTAGAAAGTTTGCAAAGTCAAGTTAAACAATTATTGAATGACTTTGTATCTTCTGGAGTTTATTTTCTTCCGGTTGTTCCTACTGAAAAATTTGTAAATGATCCCTTTGAAGCTATTGATGGTGGTTTTTCAGCATTTAAAACACGAGTAAATGCTTCAGTTACTGATATTTTTGATAATCAGAGACCAACATTTGGTAGTAACTCTTATACTGCTGGCTTCGTTTCAGTATTTGCTTCAGAAGATCAGCAAACGATTTTAGAGGGATTAAATGCTTTTAAAACTATTTTCAATTTCAGCAGTGAAGTCGTTTTAAATATTTCATCTGTTGTTAATTTGGATGCGTCTCCAGGAAATAATAGTGTTGTTTTAACATGGGAGGTTGATGAAAGAGGGTTTACACCAACACATTTTAAGATAGAAAGAAAGACTGTCGATTCTGAATTTGAAACACTGGTTGGTTATCATGTAAATCTTGGAAAAAATAGATATGTAGATAATACTGCAGTTAATGATGTTTTGTATGAGTATAAAATCACACCGATATCAACAATATATGAAGGTGATTCATCAACAATTAAATCAACTCCGTTGGAAACAGAAGGATCTGGAAATATAGATACAACAGGAAAGAAAACTTGTGCTCATTTACTTTGTTCTTTGGACAATAATCGTAAATGTGAATTAAATCATATTAACTTTACTGAAACAGAAGATAATGAAAATGGAATAAAATGCTTTAATGGTTCTATCGTTTGCGATAAATATCTTAATAAGAGATGTAAATATGATAGTGGTACTGCCTGTACCAGTACTGGTTTTACTGTCAATAAGTTGAATGTATTTGATACTAATGGTAATTTGCAAACAACTGCTAATAAAGATTTATACATTAGTAAAATGTGTCAAAATGGTAAAAATGGTGTAGTTTGTGATGGATTTACTGAATTAGAAGTTAGTAGAACTGGAGCACCTCCGAATTGGGAAAGTTTATCAGTAAAGAGGTTTTTACCTGATCAAGTTAGTCAAGTATTAGATTTATTAAATGGATTTATTGATTCGTTGTTTGAAACAACAGCTCAGGCTTCTGATGCAATGGAAACATTTACAGATTTGTTAACAGATACTACAAATTCATTGAAAAGCATTCTACTCGAAATTAGAGAATATTTAAATCAGTTAAATAGTTTGTTTAATGTGTCAGCACCAGGGATGTGGACATTAGCAATTGAGCCTGGTATAGGAGGAACAAAACGATTTTTAACTGAATTTAATAATGCTTTAAATTCACCGCCATATGTTAATAGTGGATATGTAACTGGTTTTGTTTTATTGTTTGGTGGAGCTGAACCTGTAACTGTTTCTTCTGGGTATGCGATATGGCAAAAACTTTTAGGTTTTTAATAAAAAGTTTATAACGTGCTTAATAGAAAAAAATAAAGGCTAAAGATGGCATTCGATTTTCTTGGAACATTTACAAATGAACAATTAGAAGAACTTAAAAATTTCTTTGAAGATAAGCTTCAAGAGCTAGACAATCAGTCTAATCATTTGATTATTGAAAGTAATCGAGTTAGAAATTTAAAAGTTAAATATGAAACAGCTTTAAAAAATATGGGAGCACCTGTAAATAGTAATGGCGTTTTGATTAGCAAACGAGTTGAAAGAGTGAGACAGTCAGATTCTTATAAATATATAAACACAGTATACGAAGATCAACTTTTTGAAGTAGCATCACTTAAAAAACCTACAACAGCACCGGCTTTAAATGATACGTCAAAATCAATAATTGTAGCTAAATTAAAACAGCCGTTTATTCCTGAAATAAAATTCCAAAGAGAAAGATTGGAACAAAAGATAAGGAAATGTGGTGATCTTATTGAACAAATGGAAGAGCAAAGAATGATAAAGTTAATATCTAGAAATGAGATTAGCACTAGATTAAAATTAATAAAAGAAATTTTATCTGCTGAAGATGCTACAAAAACGTATTCTGATCTTTCCACTTATTAAGGATTTTCAATTATGAGTTATGATTTTAAAATTAATCGTTTATGTGATCATAGAGTCTTTGATGAAAGACAAATTACTGAAGGCAATAACGTTACAGTTATCACTAAAAACGAAATAGCTAATGAAAATGTCATTGTAAAGATAAACGGTTTTAAAGTTGATAAAAACTATAAATCAGAAGCCGCTTTAGTTGAAGATGTTACAACTCAATTTAGTGGAACGACAAACTCATTTGTTGTTTCTCAACCTCCGATTTATGATGGTTTAAGCTTAAGAAGGTTAATAACATCAACAGAACAAATAATCGTTCAAATGGAAGTCATCGATGAAGATGATTCTTCACAATTCACTGGAACTGAGAATTTTTTAATTACTCAACATATTCCTCTATTAACTGAATTGAATTTTTCAAGTTCGATAAATTCTTTCGATGTTAATGTAAAAATTAATGGAATTTCTGTGGACGTTATTGATGTCGATTCTAAAACTGGTAGAATTACTTTAGATCAAAGACCAAGTTCAACAGATGTTGTGACAGTTTCTTATTTCTTCAGAGCTAAAGTCAAGTCTGTTAATGCTAGTGGTTTAATAAGCATAGAAGAGTATCCAGCTTCTGGTCAGCAGGTTAAAGTTAGATATTTCGGATTAGTAGAAGACGGTTGGTCATTAGTTAATAGCGAAGAAACTAACAGAAAAGATATCGTTTTTGATAGAGAAAAGAAAACGAATAGAGGTCAAATTGTTTTAGAAGATGTGACAACTCAGTTTGCTGGATCAGAAAAATCTTTTTTCACCGAATTTAAACCTTTGATGCCGTATAAGGCTGACTTAAGAACTCAACCTAGTGAAACATTAGCAAACAGTGTATATGTAGAAGTTAATGGAGTTAGAGTATTACCAACAACGATTGATGCAATAACAGGTGAAGTTTTTCTATCTAGAGCACCTAATGCAACAGATATTGTAAAAACATCATATTGGTATTTAAAAGAAGATATAAATCCTGACATTATTTCTATCGATTATCAAGTAGAAGAAAATCAATGTCCAAAATGCAATAGAATCGGAATGGTTGATGATTTTGAATATGATGAAACTGGAAATTTAATAATTGTAGAAAATGAAGAAAAATTAGCCCAAGATTTACGAAAAATAGTAATTACAATAAAGGGAAGTAATACAGAACATCTATGGTATGGAACTAATTTAGATTCATTAATCGGTAATGCATATCTTCCTGATTTTATAGAAATGCAGCTTTCAGCAGAAATACAAAATGCTGTAAGAGATTTAAAAAGTTTACAAGTTCAACAAGAAAATTATCAAGAAGTTACAGACAGAGAGTTCGTTAACTATATTGATAATTTAGAAATTGAAAGAAGTTCAGTTGATCCAATGACTTGGTCAATAAATGCTGACATTATAACACAACAAGGAACTGTGTCGCAATTAGTTGAAGAACTTCAATTCGATTCACCGTTTTTTGATCAAGAAAATACAAATTTACTAAGCACTTTAAGGTAGGTGTATAGATGGCAAGACCTAATTCTCCGACTGGTATCACGATAGAGGCTTTTTCTAATAGTATAAGAGTACAGTGGCGAGCAAATGATTCTGCTGATATTAGAGGTTATAACATATATAATTCACAAACTTCAGGCGGAGGTTTAAGTGGTTATACTCGTTTAAATGATGAATTGATTCAAATCTTTGATAAAATTGTTAGAGAAACTGAATCTTCTACGGAAACAATAACAGAAGCAGCAAGTGTCAGAACGACAACTGTTACAGAAAATCTTGAACAAGTAACTTATTTTGCTTATACACATGACAACCTTGAAGAAGCTAAAGAGCAGTACTACGTTATTACAGCTGTAAATAATAACGGTGAGGAAAGTTTATATTCAGCTGAAATAAGTGAAATACCTTTGGTAATTGATACAGATCCTGTTGAAGTTCCTAGAAAAACAAAATCAGAAGTCATTCTTTCATATCTAGATGAAATAAGACGACATGACTCAAGAGTTGATACAAAACCAGGTACTCCGATTCGAGATTTGCATATAGATCCTCATGGTGTAGAGTTCGAATATGCTTATATATTATTGGATTTTAATCGAAAATCTTCATCATTTTTATCCCTAAGAGCATTCGATGATGCTGACAATGATAGAATTTCTGATGATGTATCAGACTCAGAAGATAAAATTGCTTTAAGAAGAGCATTGGGATATAATGATGATGGGTCTGAAGATGAGTCAGTTCAGAATGTTATCGATGGTTCATTCGATGCATTGGCTTCAAATTCAGGAACTGTTAGAAAGCCTGCAACTAAATCACAGGGTGAAGCTACTTTTTATTCAACGACTCCTCCAAGTGATGATGTTACAATTGCGGCAGGTGAAATAATTAGCACAACACCTGGTCAGAATACACCCGCTGTTAATTTTAAAACATTAGCAACAGCAGTTTTTCTTGTCAGTCAATCTGAGTCTTATTTCGATTCTATCAGTCAAAGATATGAAATGACAGTTGCGATAGAAGCTTTGGGAGAAGGTACTTTAAGTAATGTTGCAGCTAATACTATTATAAATACAACAGTTAGTGATTTCGATGTAACAAATGAACTTTCAACATTTGGGGGCAAAGAGCAAGAAAGTAATGCTGATTTAGCTGATAGAGCATTATTGGCATATAGATCATTAGATGTTGGTACAATTAATGGGTATACAAGAAACGTGATTGAAATTCATAATGTCGAAGACGTTGAGATAATTGATGCTGGTCATATTTTAATGCATAGAGATTATGATGAAGTAAGACAAAAACATGTATACGGTAAAGTTGATATTTATTTTCAAGGCGAAGAACTTGAAGAATTCACTGAAAAAGTTGGATTTTTGTATGATCAAGTCGAAGCTGAGGAAATGACTATTTTAGGTGTAGAAACACCGACTTCAAATTTATTGCTTCAAACAATTAATGCTGAAACATCTTCAACGAAACCTATCTTTATCATTGACAGTGTAAGAAATGTTACGCAGGGTATAGATTATGATGTTTTAGGAAATGTTTCTATTTATAAAGATGGTATTTATCAAGACAAAGGTCGCTTTGAAGATGTTGAAGTTAATATGGAAACTGGAGAATTAATATTTTCTACAGCTTTAACATCAGGACAATCAGTTACTGCTAGATATGATTCATATGTTGAAGCGGAAGTTGTTATAGAGACTGCAGTAGGAGGAGAAGTAAACGCTTCTTTAGATAATACTGGTGATGATGGAATTAGGGAAGAAAGTTATGTTATTTATAAAAATGATGTAGCGATGACAGAAACAACTGAATATACACTAAATCTTATAACGGGAGTCATAGCATTTATTACTCCATTATCAACAGGTGATAAAATTACTGCAGATTATGCTTATATTATAAATCCTGAAATTGTAATTGCTACTGCAGTCGGTGGAGAAAGAAGTTTATTTTTAGCAAATCCTCCGATATATCCAAGTGTTCAAGTTATAAATGGTACAGATATTGAAATTAATCGTTTTAATGAAATAAATCAATTGATAACAACGCTTTTGACTGATGTTATTCGTGTTACATATAGATATAGAAATTCTAGCTCAATTGTTTTAGAAAATCAACCAGTACGATCAATTTCATCTGTGATTGGTACTTCTAGTGGATCTTTAGTAGAAGGAACACATTATGATTTTAATAGAAAAGATGATGTAATTCTTGATGGAAATTCAGTTAGAGCTCAAAGAAGTATTTTACCAACATATAACCAAAGTGATGGATTTCCTGCAGGAACAATAAATAATTCAGTTGAGAATATCATTTTATCAGGTACATCAGAAAAAGAGTTGACAAATAAAGGTATCATTGAAGATTCAATTATTGTACAAAACTTAGATAGATCAGTTACATATATTAAAAATGTTGATTATCAAATAAATATAACTGATGAAACGGAGCCTGTTTATATACAAAGAGTTACTGGTTCATCTATTGTAAGTGGACAAACAGTAATTGTTGATTATAATTATGGAGAGATTCTTACAATTAAATATGTTGTAAATAATTTAGTTAAAAAGGTTCAAGATAATATTGACGAAGAAAGACATATTACAGCAGACGTATTGGTTAAAGAGTCACCACAAACAAAAGTAGATATTACTTTAAGTATTAAATTGACAGAATTAGCTGAAGCTTCAGCAACAAAAAATGCAGTAATAACAGCGATAAGTGATGAAATTAATCAGAAGAAAATGGGACAAAATGTTTATAAAAGCGATATAATCAGAGCTGTTGATAATACTGCAGGAGTTGATTATGTTATATTGCCGATGACTAAAATGGTTAAAGCTGATGATAGTATAGTTGTAAGAGAAAAGATTGATGCAAATAGAATTACTTGGGCGTTAGTTTCTGGAACAACACAGACTTGGATAACATCATTAAAGTTTGAAGATGAAAATCCAACATCTAATGGAAGCTGGACTGTAACAACAGCATATAGCGGAATCGTTAATGTAGATAGCAATGTTTTAAATGTTACAACAGGTGAAACTTATACATATGTTTCACATACAACAAATACTGTTACATTAGCTGGCATAACTCCTCCATTATCTACAGACGTACTTGAATTAACTTATTATGTTAGAACAACAGCTTTAGTACATAAGACTTTAGGTAATTCAGGAAATACGACTCAAGCATACGGTGTATTTGAAAATGATGAGGAATTGACTTTAGTGGATACTGAAGTCGAAGTTGATTCATCGATATCACAAGCAATAATAGCTAGTGATGGAGCAGTGTTAATAAGTCCTAAGAATGTGATTAATCCAAATGGAACAGAAGTAAGAGTAACATATTTTATCTATGGCGAAGATGGAGAAAATGATATTGTAATAAGTGATATTGAGCACTTAGATCCTGGTACGATTACTGTATTAATAGCATAGGAGTAAGGAATGGCAGAATACAACCACCCAATTACGACTATTATCCCATATAATGATCCTGATGGAAGTAATAATTGGTATCAAAACAATACTAAAATAACATTTAATTACGAAGATGAATCGGATTTATCTAAAATATTCTATAAATGGGATAATAATTCAGTATGGAAAGAATTCGAAGTTGATCAAAGCGCTCAACCCGAAACACTTAGTATTACAGCTAAGGGCGGAGAGACAACAGGACAATTAGAATATTATCCTACATTAGCAAAGAGCATAGAATTGCGTTTAAATGCTCTTACACTGATGCAGAATACTCATTTCAGATTAGATATAGAAACAGGGGTTATTGATTTTTTAACTTCGATAGTAGCTAATGATGTTGTTAAAGCAACTTATAATTATAGTGAAACTGCTGAAGACGAAGTTGTAATTCAAAATGCTGTTGGAGGAGAAACAACTGCTACATTAGCTAATACTCACGTTTCAAATGTTGCTCTTAAGAAAAATGGATCAACTTTTAACGAATTTACTTATACTTCGCAGGGTCAATTAACTTTTTCGGCTTTAAGTGCAAATGATACTATTACAGCCTCCTATTCTTATATTGTATTAGGATCAACAACAAATATCGCTGGTGAAGTTCTAACAGCATCGGCTACGGGTGGTGAGTCTTCTGTCACTTTAAGTGTTTTTCCTGTCGCAGTTAATAGTGAAACAATTTTCTTAAATGATATAGCTTTAAACAGAGGTTCACAATATACTATTAACTATAATACCGGAGTCATTACTTTAAGTAATGAACTTGAATCTGGAGACATAGTTACAGCAAATTATTATGGAAATATTGTTACTGATACAATTGTCTCTAGTGGAATATCTGGACAAACAAATTGTCTTTTAGGTAATATTCCCATCATTGACGATACATTCACCATATATAAAGATGCTGTTTCATTAAGAAAGTATGCTCAATACACTGTTGATGATGGTCAATCTTTAATTACTCTCTCTCAAGAAGCATTTCCTTCAGGTCTTACTGCCAGCGATAAAATAGAAGCTAAATATCAATTTGAAGTAACAAACGAAGCTACTATTACAAGTGCTACTGCAGGACAAACGAACTTTTATCTTTTTGAATCTCCGATTATTGAAGGGACACTTAGACTTTTTAACAATGGTGACCTTTTATTAGAAGGCACTGATTATACTGTTAATTATACGAATGGATATGTTACATTAATAGGTTCATATTCTGGTGGATTAGCTGCTGGAGATAGAATTGCTGCAGACTATCATGCTCAATCTCAAATATGGGAAACTGTTATCAATTCAGCTTCAGGCGGAGAAAGATATTTCTTATTAAATCACAGAAATGTTATAGAGTCAACATTACAGTTGCGATATAATTCATCAATAACATTAGATCCTAATGAAGAGTTTTCACTTGATTTGGATTCGGGTGAACTTACTTTAACAACGCCTTTGTCAGGTGGAGAAGTTATAACAGCATCTTATCATTATTCGATAGAAGACGAACAAATAATTACAGCTACAGGTGGCGAAACTAATTTTATTACAGCTAATGAAGTTATTACAGCTTATGACTTATATAAAAATGCTGGATTATTAACTGAAAACACCGATTATACAATTAATGTAATTACTGGTGAAATTATTTTAGTATCACCTTTACAAAATGGAGATTCTTTGTCAATCGACTATACATATTCTAAAAGTATTGTTGATGAGTTAGTTTTTAAAAATTCATTCACAGCAAACACTGCACTTATTGGTGGAAGTTCATTAAAAGTTTATAAAAATGCTGTATTATTAAGTTCTGATGATTATTTTGTTGATCTAATAGATGGCTTGATTTCATTTAATATTTCATTGGATATTACTGATACAGTTACAACAACATATTTTTTTGGTAAAAAATCAGCTTCACCAACTATTGAAACATTTTATGGACCAGGGTCATCTTATGTATTAGTTAATGATCAGGTTAGTTTAGGTGTTTCAGTTGTTAAAAATCCTGGTTCAGTTACACTTACTGAGTTTATTGATTATTTTTTGAATTATGATACTGGTGAGCTTGATTTAGTAGCTCCTCTTGTAGGAGGCGAAGATGTAACAGTAACATATAATAATGGAGCTCCTTTATGTATACCAGGTATCGGAATAAGACCGATAGAGTTTTATTCACAAGATTCCGAAGGTAATAAAGAAGAAGTTAAAACATTTGAGTTCAAGCTAGATCCATTGCCTCCTATTACTACTGCTGATATTCCATTGGGATTGCAGACAGAAGAGACTACAATTAACTTTTTTGCATCAGATTCTATCAGTGGTGTAGAAAGAGTATATTTTACGGTAGATGGGTCAGATCCGACTTTAGATTCACAGAGTGCAAATAGTGTTGTTTTAAATTCTACAGGAACACATACTGTTAAGTATTTTTCTATTGATATCGCTGGAAATCAAAGTTCGATTCAAACAGCAACATTAAGTTTGGAAATAGACAAAGAAGCACCTCAGATATCAATACAGGAAAGTTTTCCTATAAATGGAGATAATGGTTATTATAGAACTTCACCAGATATCACCCTAGAAGCGACAGGAGAACTTTCGAATGATAAGATTTATTATAAGTTAGTTTCGTCTGATTCAATTACAACAGCTAAATATACTTCAATTGTTAATTTATCATCAGGAATCGATTTAAGCACTGTTTTTAATATAAAATTAGAGCTTGATCAAACGGGTTCAGAAATTTTAATTGATGTTAAGGGTACTGATCCAGCCAATACATCGATTCAAGAAATAATTGATGCAATAAATACAGCTACTAGAGTAATAACAATTGTGAACCAAGAAAATTCAACAACAGATGGAACTTTTACTTTAACAACTTTACATGATAATATTCAGTCTGTTAGTAGAATTTATAATTTAACAACAGGTGAAAATTATATCTATCGTTCACATACTTCTAACAGTATTGCATTTACTGGAACAACACCTCCGCTATCGACTGATGAAATGGCAGTTAGTTATGAATATGCTACATTAAATATTGCTTATGAAACAGATTCATCGGGAAATGAAGGTTCTGGTTATATCACTTTGGTATCACCATCAGCTACATTAGGGTTAGCGAATGCTGAGATTAAATTTTTACAACCATCAACAGCTGATGCAACAAATGAGATTTTTGGATTAGATGAAAATTCATATCCTCATACATATACAGAATTAAATGTATTTTTGGAATATACAGGAACACCAATAACTTTACCATTTGATGGCTCTTTCGTATTAGAAACATATGGTATAGATTTAGCTGGAAACGAAGGTAGCATTTCTTCAAGATCATATCAGTTGGATTCAACAGTTCCGGTAACAACAGTGAATGTAACTGGAGGTGCTTTAGGAAATAATGGTTATTATGTTACAAATCCAACGATTAGATTTTCAGCAACAGATAATCTTTCAGGTGTTGCTAGAATTTTTTATAAATGGAACAGCACAAGTCCTCCTTTCGTCGAATATGTTGATACAAGGCCTGATGATGATAGTACGACTATCCCAAGTGAAGGTGAACACAGCCTTTATTATTATTCTGTTGACAGAGCTGGAAATCAAGAATCTTTACAAAGTCAGATTTATAAGCTCGATTTAACTGATCCGATAACAACTGACAATAGTACAGATATTGGAACATCAGTTAATTTAAATCAATTAAAAATTTCTAAAACTGGACCGGGAGCTGTATTAAATATACAAAATGATATTATGGAATTTACTGGTCCAGAACCAGCAGGTCCTTGGAATTTGAAATATTTTACTTTAGGTGACATTATAGATGCTATTAATGCTAATGTTGCAACAGGTTATAATGCAGTTATTGAGACTGATTTCGCAACAGTATCAGAAGCTGAAGCTCAACCAGCAACTTTATTATTCGATGCAAACAATATATCTATTTCTGGTGTTTCAGCTTCCCCTACTAGGATTTATGCTGAATTAGGAATTAAATTATTAGCGACGGATGCCA